CAATAATACCTTCTAATATGTAAGCACTACTAGGAAGACTAGACCCAAACTTAAATAAGTGATCTACAATCGAGTCGCTATAAAATCTGTAAATGTATCCTACTGATTGACCATATGGAATACCTGGTACGGTAGCAGACATGAACAGTTTCCATACATTACTAGCAACAAAGTTGTATGCACCCAAGCTCTCCCCACCAGGATTTGAGGTGTAAAACGTATCACCACCCCTCTGATTTGCTTGGTTATAAGGATAGAAAAACGAATCAAAAGTGTGCAGGTTGCCCATTGCGCCCATGGTTAGATCTCCCTAATATCTTGGAATGTGCCGCTATCATCTATCTCAACCTGAATAGGTTGATCTGCTTTGATCTCAACAGGAACATCAATATCATTAACCACAATTTGTTCTGATGTTACCACCGCATCAGGACTAATAACTGGTTGCTCATCACGAAGTTTATCTTCGGATGCAGGAATATCAATAGCATCAGGCGTTCTGTCAACATTGATGAACGCATCAAAAGTAGCAGTATCGTTCAATCCTGCTTCACCAACAGCATATAGCTGGAATTGAACAACATCTGGTCCAAAATCATCATAATCTGGAGAAAATAAGTAAGTTCCAGATGTATTTTGACCTGTCGGTAAATTTTCCACTAATGTCCAGTCTGGTTCAGGATTTCCCTGACTGACATATTTTCTCAACAATTGCAATGAAGTAACAGCATTGTCTGCATTATATGTCAAAATTATATCATCACCATAATCAGTAGATATTGGTCCAGTCAAGGAAACTTCAGGTGGATATACAACCTCAATACTAACCTGTTCAGTATCACTACCACCAAGACCACTAGCAACAGCAGTATATGTAGTGTCTTGTGATGGTTGTATAACTTGAGTGCCAGAGAGGTTGGTGCTGCCAATACCAGGATTGATGCTCATTGTGTCAGCATCGCCAGTAACACTCCACGTTAAAGTAGCACTATCTCCACCAACTAGTTGAGGTTTGTCAACACTGAAAGTAATCTGCGGTGGGATATGGACATCAATGGAAACACTCTTTGCAACCGTTCCACCAGGACCAGTAGCAGTTAGTGTGTAAGTGATATCACGTTCTGCTAGTACAGTAGCACTTCCAGATGCATTCACATTTCCAATGTCAGTAATGTTGACCGAAGTAACATTACCAGATACACTCCAGTTCAACTGTAAAGTATTACCAAGAATCAATGTGGTGGGGTTAGCCGTAAACGTATCAATCGATGGTGGTGGTTGGTCATAAGAAAGAACCGCATATCCATTACCAAAGTTTCCATAACCACTGTTAGTAATCCAACCAATATCTCCATTATTATACCAACCAGAGTTACCACCAATGCCACCATATCCATTGCTAGTTTGAGCACCACCCAAACTTCCAGCACCACCACTAGTGGATCCTCCACCACCGCCACCACGGTGACCAGCAGGAGCAGATTGTCCAGTTCTCCACGAAGGTGAGCTGCTGGTGCCACCACCACCAATACCACGACCAGCAGTGTAATAACCACTGATACCAGTGTTCTGACCAAATCTACCAGCACCACCGCCACCACCTACCCAGGCAGTATATCTACCAAGCCAGCTATCATATACAGCAGTAGCACCGCCACCGCCTCCACCAGATCTATGTCCACTACCACCACCAGCGAGAGGGGAAGAACCACCACCACCACCAGGATTCTGGGGTCCTACTCCATTGCTACCTTGCCCACCAATGTAAAATGTTAGATTGTATGAACCACTTCTTGGTGCGATAGTGAAGTTACCAGCTCTACCAAATCCACCTCTACTATGATTCCACAGACTACCATCAGAAGGCGATTTAGATCCACCACCACTACCAGCGGCAATAGTAAAGGTAACATTAGTTGCACCTGCTGGCACCGTGTATGTTACAGTACCAGGACTATTTCTACTCTGTGTTATTGTACTCATAGTTCTTGTACGTTATACCAAACGTTGGAATTATCGATCTCGACCTGAATTGGGTAATCAGATTTTACCTCTACAGGAATATCTATATCCTCAATTACAATTTGATCACTAACTACCTCAACATCAGGCGTAATAACTGGTTCTTCGCCACGTAATTTATCTTCTGTTGATGGAATATCAATAGCATTTGGAGTCTGATCAATATTAACAGGTACGTTAGCTTGTCTTATTGTTTGCAGTCCACCTTGCCCATTGGCAGTCATTGTGACCAGAATTGATTGTGGTCCTCTATTGCCCCACGTTGGTGTATATGTATATACACTACCATCAGTTGTAGCAGTATCGGTGAAGAAATCATCACTGTTGTCTAGATCTCTCTGTGTTATTGACACATCTATACTCAATGCATTTACTGCTTCGTATGAAAAATCAACGGTAGATTGACCATAAGGTATTACAAGAGGACCAGTTAAATCTAGTTCTGGTGGTTGAATAACAGTCAGCGTAATCTGTTCGGTATCTGTACCACCAGGTCCAGTAGCAGTAAGAGTATAGGTAGTGTCTTGTGATGGTGTTACTGATTGAGCACTAGATAAAAGAGTTGATCCAATACCAGGATCAATAGTCATGGTAGATGCATCACCACTAGTGTTCCACCTCAATGTGGTTGTCTCTCCAAGAATAATCGGATTATTGTCTAATGATACTGTAATTTCTGGTGGTATATACACCGTAACTGTACGACTGGTAGATCTACTTCCATTTGCCCACGTAACAGTATAGACATATGTTGTTGTCTCGATTGGTGTAACGACAGCACTTCCAGATGTATTTACAGCGCCAGGCGCAGGACCAATGTTAGCTGTTTGTATATATTGCGAATCGCTAGTAGACCAAGATAGCGTAGTGCTATTACCCAGAATAATGCTGGTAGAACTAGCATCAAGATTTAGTATTGGATTGACAACTACACAACTACCATCATCAAGATCTGCACCAGGGTTGTAGTTAATCGCACCTGAATTAGTACACCCATAAACAGGAGCAGGACCACGATATTGATTATTACTAATGAATCCACCATTATTGACATATATGATCATGTCATTGTAGTCATTGTCAGCACCAGCACCTTGTCTATCGTCAAGACCAAGTGTGTTGTTGTTTAATCTTCTCATGCCAACACTACCAGGACCACTGCCATTAGCAGATAGATTATATACCTGGTTCCACCCAACATTTACAGTTCTACTACCACTATTGGGACCAATAGTTCCACCAGGCATACCATATAGGTAGTTACTATCGCCTGCGTTTCTAGACCATGAAATACTAACCTGTGGCATTAGATCTCCCTCACATTATACCAGACATCTTCATTCTCTATCTCAACCTGAATAGGATAATCAGACTTAATTTCTACAGGGATGTCAATATCTTCAATTACAATCTGTTCTGACGTAACCTCAACGTTAGGTGTGATAACAGGTTCTTCATCTCTCAACTTATCTTCAGTTGAGGGAATGTCAATAGCATTAGGAGTCTGATCAATATTGATAGGAATAACTTCGACATCTTGTGCTAGCAGTCCACCATATCCATTGGCAGTGAAAGTAATTGATACCGAAGATGGTCCAAAGTTATCATACACAGGAGTAAATTCAAAATCCGTAATGTTGACCAAATCTCCATTGCTGTTTGGGATTATTACTGGATCTGTCACAGCTTCTGTGCTACCGTCAGTATTAACCTGCGAATAGACATAACTAACACCACCTGGTGCATTTGTTGCTTCTATACTAAAAGTTATTGGATCTTCATATCCAACCGCAATCGGACCAGAAACACTCAATGTTGGTGGTGGCAATACTGTAACAACCGCAGTGTCACTACCTGTTCCACCAGGTCCACTAGCAGTTCCTGTATAAACTATGGTTGATGTTGGTGTAATTACTTGCTGACCAGAAAGGTTTGTGCTTCCAATTCCGTTGTCAATCGTCATTTGATTGGCATCACCACTAACATTCCATCTCAAGGTAGTGCTCTCTCCCAAGACAATAGTGGGATTGTCAACAGACATAAAGACTGTCGGTGGAATCAATACAGTAACTGTGACAGCATCGGATGTTGTATATGCTGGATTAATTGCCTGAAGTGTATATGTAGTCGTAGTGTTTGGAGAGACATTTAATGATCCGCTAGTACCAACATTACCAACACCACTAATATTAACGCTGGTAATATCTCCACCTGTACTCCACGATAGTCTAGTGGAGTTACCTTGAATAATACTAGTTGGGTTTGCACTTATGCTAGCAGAAGGGCGGTCATATGTAGTTTGAGAAATATAGATTGCTCCATTGTCACCCCTTCTGCGCCGTCCGTTACCACCTTGTGTACCACCTTGCCCGATCGTCCAATATACTCTTTGACCAGCGATAGCACCGCTCGATCCTCGATAGTATGTTGAGCGCGAGGCACCACCGCCACCGCCACCACCAGTTAAACTAGGAGATCTCCACTGTCCTGCACCACCAGATCCACTATTTCCATAACCAGATCTAGCACGGTCATATTGACCACCAGAATAGTTAATACGACCATTCCTACCATAATTGTAGTTTCCATATCCACCATAACCACCACGATTTAGTTCTCCATGTCTACCACCCTGCGACCATAATCCTGTGGTGTTCAGTCTAGTATCTTGACCATTATTAGGAGATCTACCAAAACCAACATTAGGGCGGGCTCCGCCACCACCTCCAGCAACAGTAATATAATTAACTTGCTTTACATCTGATCTTAAACGCTGACTGCTACTATATGTGTAGGTATTGTTATACGTAGCCATATCAGAACTTGATGATATAGTGTACCATGATGAATGGAGTTACAACTTGATTCAAAACATCCAAGTTGGTTGTATCAACATCGATATATGATTCCATGTCGTCCAACGGTATGTTCGTAGCTGGGAATGAATAAGAGAAATTATTGCTGTAAGTAAAAGGTTTTGTAATTCTATGATCGTGTTGAGGCGAACCTCTTTGCACATTTGGTTGAATCTCATCTAGAACGTTTTGTGCTTCTACGTTTGCATCAAATGCCGAATCAGCGTCACCAGTAAGTCCATCACCATCAGTATTATAACCATCAGATGTAATATTCAAAACACGCAAATCAGCGTCATGCTGGTGTGCTTGGAACTGTTCAATCGAAATGATAGTAGGCTCAACATTCCTAGGCATGTTGTACTTAATATTACCTCTAAAATCAATACTTGATTGCGCTGTAACTTTCATGCCATCTCCATTACTGGAGACATAGTTTGTGGACAACCTTTCACCAAGTGGTGTATTTGGTGTAACCTCAACACCAACCTTGTTTTGGTTGGGTTTATTGGTCATAGTTGTCTCACGGTATTCACCTGATCCTCTACCACCAATCATAACTTTAGATCCTAGATCAGGTAACTGAAATGATCCAAGATCTCCTGTCTCGGGATCAGGATCACGTAGAATAGCATTTGGTTTTGCAAATCTACATTCAGTGCCCACACCTAAAATTCTAGACAATAGAAGATAATCTTTTGCATTTAAGATAGCACCATTGCATCTCAAAAAACCACCAGGTAAGTTGTCTTTAAATATCGCAGTCGTAGGATCATTATTAAATCCCATACCAGGAACGGTATGAATCTGAATGGTTCCAGGAACACCACCCCAGTGAGATTTCTGTCTGGCGTAATTAGTAGATATAGACTTTCCCATTTTAGTATGCTCTGATGATGTATATGCAAGAAAGAGTTGGTTGTGCTATGTTCACGTCAATTTGCAATGCTTTTTCATTCTGTGTATTATCTACATTGACTGTTGCTGGAAGGTTAACCTCACATACAATACTACTATTGGGTCTCAATCCAGATGAATCAAACTCAACATCAAATTCCCCATGATCATGTGCTTCAATAAAATCACCACCAGGATCAGTATTTGTAAAATTGAGTCCGATATGACTCATTAATGTATCACGAAGTTGTGATGCGGTTTGGTTGCTGTCATCATAGTAATTTGTAAATCCTTGAGGAATATTCAAAGTACCACCTCTAGCAGCTGCTGGAACTGCCCTATTTTGATCTAGAAATGCTCCTTCAGGTCTTAAATTAGTTACCTTAAATTGAGTTGAAATAGGAGTTGATAAACATTGTTTAGGTTTCAAGTTAACAGGAGGACTCTCGGATTGTACGTGTGCTATAACAACACCTTGCGTTCCACCACCATGTCCATCAGGCGCATAATCACCATTTGCTGGCCAAGTCATCATATAGTCAATTTCTTGACTAGTCGGGTTGGACGCCACTGCGTCACCAATCACAATACCAGGGCGCGAATCAACTGTCTCTGCGTTGCCGTCACCAGGACTATCACTCGACCAACCAAAGTAGTAGGTATCACCCTGATCACTACCACCCTCGTTATCAACGTGTGAGTGATATAGTGTGTATTTAATGTTCTCGTATCCAGAAACACCTCTACCAGGTAGTGTTCGGGTTTGATCATCCAGTGTTCTGTATGTTCCTGGGTGGTTATGTCTCTTAACGTGCTTTCTTCCTAATTTTCTAGGACCGATGTAAACCGTTGCAACACCTTCTCCATCTTCTTTTGTATTACCCGTGATCTTTCCTGAATATCCAGTTCTATCACCAGCGTTTATATTAAAGAGAACATCAACAGTAACATCTGTTGGTGAAATTGTAACACCATTGTCAACATGGTCCCCAATGATTGGTGAAATGAGAGTGAGAGCATCAGAATCTATGTCTGCAGCTCTACCTGTACCACCATTTGCAACAGGAGCGAAGTAACTCGATTCAATATCCATCAATGTTTTTTCATTCAAGTCAGGTAACTTGACCGTTCCAGAATAACTTGGAAAGC